AGCCGGAGTTGTATCTACCAACCCTGCTCACTTGATGAACAGTGTGCTTGAAAGCGAACACAAGGTGGCAGTGGCTCTTCAAGGTCGTGTGCCAACATCAGTTACTGGCACCATACGCAAAGGTGACATGATGGTCACTGCCGGCAATGGTTTTGCACAAGCCAGTGCGTCGCCTGCCATGGGCACTGTGATTGGCAAAGCACTGGAAAACTTTGACGGTGTGTCAGGCACAATTGAGATTGTGGTTGGTAGACTATAAGGTCTGTTCCACCTGCTGAATTTTTTGTTGCACAGCATCAATATTCATGGTGTTCCATAACCCAGGATGCATGGGTCGAGGCCAAGTGCCTGCATCAATCCAGGCATACCCCAGGTGTTCGTAGTTGAGTCTGGGAACAAACTCAGTGTCCACAACACATATCCAGGTGTGATATTCAAAAGCCAAATCTGCTGACGTAAACTTTTCCAAGGGTATCAGACGCTGGTAAGTGGGAAAGAAACCCAGTTCTTCAATGCACTCACGTTCCATACCACCCAACAACGTTTCACCTGTTTCGATCTTGCCACCGGGCAGGCCCCAGGCACCCGGGTGCTTGACGTCATTCCTCAAGAGGTAAAGATAACGTTTGGTATCCCGGCTACGGAACCATACACCCACTGCTTTCAAAGCACTAGACTCCAGGTGCCGCCTACGTAAACACCTTGATAACTCTTGACCCATTCAGTCCCAGTCCATTCGTATTGAACACCTGTGGTGATGTTTGTGACATATTGAACAGTTGCCGCTTGAGCCACGCTGTTGAAATTAATCCGCCAGTAGGTACCAACCCATTCAATAACATCGTTGGCTGATGCTATTAGTTGTTGTCCCACAGCACCCTGCCATGCTTCTGGTGGATATGTGTTGATGTTTGCGCCAGTGGCCTCGGTCAACAAATAACGTTGCCCCACAGCCGGTGCAGGCAATCCATAGTTGGGTCCAGAAATCAAGGGATCAATAATAGCAGTAATAGGATCCAGTGTGTTTTGTGGTGCTGTGTCTTGATCGATATCGTAAATTAACAGTCGATCATCGTTGGGATTGATAACAATGGTACCTACAATTGTGGTGCCATCTTCTTGATCCAGACGTATTTGACTGATACCCGGACGTAGCACACCATAAGCACTGATCACTGCCGGCCACAACAGACTACTACCGGCCACAATTGCTGTGGGAGTTAAATTTTCATTGGCGCCATTGGGCACAATAGTACGACCCTGTAGGCATTGTATTTGGTTGCCAATTACCACAATTTCATAGTTCCACGGAGTCACGATGACTCGAGTTCCTAGCAACAAATCATTGTCTGTAACTGCATTGCTTAGATCACCTTGCGCATCATACATGCTCATGATCACACGTTCTACCACGCCCAGTTTCTTGACCTTGGCTGGCGATGAAATCCAAATTGGCAAACTAAACTTGATGGTGGCCATGTCAATGGGATTCTCTGTACCAATTGGCACAGTTCTTGAAGTCCAGGTCACTGACTCTAGATCGACTACACTCAAACTGGTCCAGTCAATAAAGTTGTCTGTGCTTTGCACTTCCAGACTGGGATTGAACAAGGTCAGTATTTGTTCCAACAACTGCATTTTTTGGTTGGTATTGCTTGTCCAGATATCTAGTGTAATGCCCAGTTTGTAAGGCACAGGCATTAGTCGTTCCACTGTGAATGCATTTCCCTGCGTGGTTTCAAATGAGTCTGTTTCAGTATCATAAGTGCGTTGACGCACATTGAGTTTGCTCACGTGATAGGGTTCTTGCATTCTAGGACGATCATAATCCAGGCTTGACACATAGAATGTCATCAGCGGTGAAGCTGGCATTGAGTTGCGACTGTTTTCTTGGATAATGACCTGTGCGTTGCGACTGGCATCTCCGTAACGAACAGGCACACGTATCAAGGCGGCATTGTTCACGCCATCTGTTTCGTTGCCGTATTCAATTTGAAAGTTGCTGACAATTCGTGTGAACTGCAACAAAAATCTGCGTATTTGTGCATCGTAGAAGAACATTTGACTCATGATTAACTCGATTTCTGGCCCGGTTGTGTATCTGGTGGCGGATTAGGGTCCTGGAACCCTTTCTGGTCTCCGTTGTCGGCACGTGGTCTGAGTATCTGGCTGAGACTTTGACGTTGTGGAATATTACCAAGATCTGTTGTGGACGTAGTGTATGTATTGTTAACAAAGCCCGACCGTAAAGTATCATTGGTAGGCCCGTTGTTGAGATTGGTTCGCACTTTGTCCTCAATTTTGATCCAACGTCGGCTGTCGTAACGGAACAGTCGGTTAGGGAAGTAATCCACTCGCAGGCAGTAGTCGCCGGCCACAGCACCAAGCGGGAATTGTACTCCACTTGTGACTGGCAGTCCATTCGGTGGTACCCCATCTCCGGTCAAGTAGCCCACAGTGTAGCCATCGGCCTTGGGGGTTACATTCATACCACCTTGAGTGCCATCCACTGTGTCACCACTGGTGTTGTATAATGTGTCGGGGTTGGCTGGTTGTCCATTGTCCAAAGTAGCCACAACATACAGCGGTTTGACATCGTAGCCCGATAGTGGTACTTCCACATCTGCTTGTGTGAGAATAGCATCGTTGATTTGATTGTCTTTGGTACGGGTACTAAACACATCACTTTGTGTGGGTGGCGTATATATTTGCCAGTAGTCGGTATTGTTAATGTCTGTGCCGGCTGGTACGTTTTGTTTGGCTTGATAATATACATCGCCGTAGTTGGTGACCCAACCAGTGGGATAGAAGTTGCCATTGTCCCAGATGTTCTCCGACACCACTGGCTTCTTGAGTATGTCCTTGAACTCTTGATTGTTGGTCATTGGTGTGGCCTTCACACGCCAGGTGTGCGGTAACCATGTTTGGCTCATGCCTTCAGTGGCATAGTCAGCATCTTGAACCACATAGTAGCGAGGCAAGGGCTGAGGAATAGATTGGTTCAGTGGATAGTAATCTTTCAAGTTGGGCACTTCCAATACATCGCCGTTCATGATCTTGCGTCCCAGGCTGTCAATCATGTCGTTGAAGTGGAATGTGATAAACAGCGTATCGTTGTTTAGGAATAGGCCAAATTGTGTTAGATCAAAGTCGATATCTTGGTGATTGTAAACACCACGCATGACATAAACATCCTGATCATATATTCTGTCACGGTTTTCCAACAACAGCAAATCTTGAATGTTTAACGGATCCAGCGTGTCGTAGATGGGTTGGGTAGCATCACCGTTGCCTGAAAAAGCCGAATCTTCGCCGCCAGTTTGCGGGCCCATGTACCGGTGCAGGAAAATGTCGAGGCCACCTACAGTGTATTGCTCACTTATGATGCGGTCAAGGAATTGATAATCTCGAGTCCGGTTAGGCCGGTACATGCTCAGGCGTGGAATTTTAATTCTCCTAAAATTAATTTACAATTGTCGTTGTGCCAGCGTATTAAAATTGATTGGCCACCTACAACTGTCTTACAATGTTGACATTGAAATTTAGGTTTTGGGACTTTAAGTTTTGCAAGAGTTTCTTCTGTGTGTTTCTTTCCAAAAAAGTGATTGCTCTCTCCAGTTAGTCTTACTCCAAACATGTGATTTTTGTCACCTGTGGTGGCTAATCGTTTCTCACCTTTGCGCGATTTATTGACACTAATCATAGTTTTTCTTCTAATTTCTTTGGCATCGATACTTTCATTGTCAGCACGTTTTCTAGCCGCTTGTTTTAATTTTTCTTTCCAAGACTCACTGAACTGCCTATTTTTAAGCATTACATTTAATTGAATCTTAAGGTTCTCGTATATTCTTGATGTAATTTGATATCTGGGTTGGCTAGAATTTTTGCTATGCATCATTCGCTTACAAGCATAGGCCATTTTTTTTTGATTTACTCCGGTAACCATCTTGGTAAGCAACCAATGGCAAACAAAATGCTCACGGGCAGTAAGCCTAACCAGATTGTCTATGCTATTGTTTCCTCCGAGGCTTTGGGGAACAATATGATGTTTCTCTGTATAAACATCTCGTGGCAAAATTCGAGCCCCTGCTTGCCCGACGAGTTGATTATACCAACGTGTATATTTGCTATCATTGAAGATCATGCAGTATTTATGGGCGGTTGACCAATAAATCCCAAAGTGCTATAATTACTGTATTACCACTAAAGGAGCCCAGATGAAACCCGTTCGACTGCTTAACCCCCGTAGTTCTGATACCAATGTCATGGGTGGGGAACCTCCGTGGAAAACACAACCCACAGAAAATCGCATCAGTGCTTTAAGCAAAGCATTCTCATGGTACAACTATTTTTACGGCAAAAAAGATGCTCGTGACATGATTGTGAACTATTTGGAGTCACAGGACCGTAAGGCAGATGTGCGAGTACTAAAAAGCATTCCAGATTCGGCCATACGCCTGACCACAGGCTGGTTGTGTCGCATGAAGATGGTGGGCCTGGAGTTGAGCGAAACTGAACAGGTCAAACTGGACAATTTGCTCAAAGAAATTTTGTCCAGCAAACAAACAGAGCAAGTGGATGCTGAGCCAGCGTCAGATGCTCCAGCCAAGCCCAATATACAAGATCGACTGAGAGAAAAAGTAGGTGAGTGTGCGGCCGAACTAGACGGCATGTTCGACGAGTTCATGATGGCCGGTGCCAAGATGTCAGCGGACTACAAGCCTATCATGGTGATTCGTGGCATGAACGTGGTGCCACA